AGGACACATTACGTCCGTCTACTGTACCTACATTGGTGACGTTGCGGCTATCGTCGATTACTTCTACGCCGTTAATTTTTACTGCCATCTTCGTGTACCCACTATTAGCTTGTTTTTATTGTTCTTAGATAGTTTGGTCAGTTTGAACATCGTTAGTGACAGACAATGTGCCACTTGTGTCTAACCTGAGTTTGTTTGTACCTTGATATGCGAAGTAGAGTGAACCTCCGCTCTCAGTGATAGTCCAGTCTCCAAAGTCTACAGTAGGAACATTGAGTGTCCCTGACATAGTGTCGCCAGCCAGTTGTACATAACGTGTGTCGTGTGTGTGACTGTCGTTTACTACTGTAGCTGTGATGTTAGCATCTGCACCACCGTTAAACACGGCTGTACCTGTAACATCTCCACTTAGGGTAATGTTTCGGTTGTTAGCTAACTGAGTGGCACTAGAGGCGATACCTGTAAGGTTACCAACTACGTTACCGATGACACTGTTAACCTTGATGTCCCCGTAGGAAAAGGAGGCGTGTGAGGTGTCGATAGTACCTGTTGGCTCTGGTGCGTACTCGTCAAAGAACGTCCAGTAGTTAGTAGACACATCGTAGTAAACACCCATGTGGGTATAACCTACACCAGAAGTACCTGTATTGCGGTTAGATGCGATACCACTGTCTACGTTAACAGGGGAAGCTGTTCCAGACCATACGTCATTCAGAGTGTGACCACTTACAGCATTGAACTTAATGCTAATACCGTCCTCTAACAGTTGGTCATCACCAGTAATCTCAATCTCAGCAGACTGTGTAGCAAAATCATCAGTAGACCAGCGGAAGAAGTCATCGTCTTGTGAGTGGCTAAGAGTTGTAATCTTTACCTTGAACGTCTTGTTAGAGCTTGTACCTTCGTAGTGGCCCGTGAGGATAGCATCGTCTAAGCCAGTACCAGTGTGTACTGTGTTGGCTTCGCCAATAGTATCACCAGAGTTGAAGTAGCTAAAAGCACCCGACAAAGCAATGTTGTTACTGCTAGTGATTGTCTGCGTACCGTTAACAACCAAGTCACCATCTATTGTAACATCGGCATCAAAGTGGGAGTTACCGTCTACACGCAGAGTCTGAAAGGTCTCGTGGGATATATTAACGTATATACAGCCCCCAATAGCGGCACTAATCAAACACACGCCAACTTCTGTTGGGTAGTAAGGGTAGCTTGGAGATGCAGTAACTGTACCACCACCAACCGCAACGTGTACGGGAGCGCCGACTGTCAAATGAGAAGTATCAACGTCTGCTATCAAACCTCGTACAGTCACATAATCAATAGTGTTGTTCTCTATGTCGTGAGTTGAAAGGCCAACAGCTTGAGCCTCTTCTGGTGTACTGTCAGCCCTAGCGACAGAAACGGTAGGGGTGGCACCAGATTCACCAGTTAGGTAAACTGGAGTACCGTTAGAGATAGTAGCTCCAGTGTCGTTATATACACGAATGTAATCTACCTGACCGATCTGAAGTGTAATGTCACTCTCGTCGTTGTAAAACGCTAAAGCACCGAAGGCTTTGTCGTAGAATAGACGACCTTCTTCATAAGCAGGTTTGTTTGCAACAGTAGTCTTTAACTCAACACACTTCTCGAAGATGTTACCGATATGAAAACCGTTCTCATCAACATAAGATGCTTTAGACGCTGGTTGAGTTACAAATACCTGCTTCTCTCCAGCAGACCAGTCTACTGCACTACCGCCATTGGAGGACGACAGGATGGTTGTACGAGCCAAAGTGGTTCCAGAGGCAGTGTACGTCCCAATACCTACTTCCCAGTCGCCAGCTGCGTTAGTGGCGGTGTAATAGGTAATGTTGCCATCCCCAATAGCGGAAAACGCTTGGAAACCATCTTCGGCACCTGCCAGAGTGTAAGTTCCCGTACCTGTAGTTGTGGTAGTTTCCTTTACACGATCTTTTAAAACAAGTGCCATAGTCTATTCCTTACGATGGATCAGGGATGCCGATGTCAAATGTGGCAAGAGTAAATGTGTTGCCTGATGTAACCGACTGAGAGGCTGTCAGAGCCGCTGTAGCCAGCAAACGAGAGTTTACTGTGTCTACGAGAGCGTAGTGAGTAACTGTACCAGTACCTGTAATTGTACCATCGTCGATAGCTGTTACAGACACCTTACGTCCACCGCCTACACGATCACCGGGAGCGCCGATGGAAAGTGAGGAGGAAGAACCAAGACTGTAAGTAGAGGTTGCTTCGGTGTAGTCAGTAGCCTCAGCGGAGGTTACATGCACTGCGTTTGCTTCCAAGTCGAGGACTGAAAGCCCTTCGTCGAAAACGCGATCATTAAGAAATGCCATTAGTTAGTTTCCTGTTCTTCTTCAAGAGTTGTTTCTGTAGCCCCATCAGGGTCATAGTTAAGTTCAGCAATGTCCATGAGGTTTTGAATGACCTCTGGGTGATTACTGACGTTAATATCTGCGCCATTAAGATTACGCAGGAACCCTGCAATCTCACGAAGATCATGCGGAGCAACATCACCAGCCTTGATGGTTGGCATCAGTGAATAGTCCAGACCGTTCAACTCCCATAGGCGTTCAACCAGCTGCTTGTTAAGTACGTCAACGATCTGTTGGACGTAGCTCTCAAGCGCACGGAGGAACAGGTCTGTCTTGCTCTTAGACAAGGCGTAAGAACCACCCTGACTGCCGAGCATTAGGAACTCAGACAAGACGCTCCGAGCAATGTCGTGCTGATAGCGACGAACAATGGGGTCAATGTCGATGTTCCTAGAACCACTAGAAGACATAAGCTCAACTTCAACCAACTTGATGTTAGTTGGGCTACCATCCTTATCAGGGTAGGTGTCCGATGGAGTAATGATATACCCCTGTTCGTTGAACTTAACGTCACGAAGGATTTGCTCTAGGTTATGCCTAAAGGCAGCTTGTGAGGGTGTGGCATCAGCTGAAAGGTACTCCGAAGGAATACGGGCAACTGGGATACCAGCAAGCTCACGCTCTACTGCAATCGCTTCGATAGCTTGTAAGTTGTTTAGGTACTGATAAGACGTATAAGCATTGCGGAGGATACTACGACCGCTGGGATCGCCGTTAATAGAAGTAGTACGGTAATATAAGCTCTTACGGACTGGGATATAGTGCTTGCTAACACCGTATCCAGTATCTTGGTACATCCCGAGAACATCGCCAGTCTTCCTATCTACATCAAACCTAGAAACTGTCCAAGGCGCGCGCATTGCGATCTTACGAACACCCATACGACCGTCAGTGTACTTAGAACGCTTCTTGTCACTCGTTTGAGTAGGTCCGACACGCCGCTTATATACAACCTCAAACCAAGCGAAGCCGTAAGATAAACAGGATAAAGCCTCAGCCACATGGTCATCAAGGGAATGGTCCATATCTTCAAGAACACTCTGTACATAGTCTGCTTCCCGTTTCGCCGCTTCTGTATTGTTAGCTGGGGACACCTTTAGGTCAACGTCACGAAGTACTTGCTCAGTAGCATACATGACAGCACCAATAGTGCTATCGTTGTCTCGCATCTCACGGTACTTGCTGATAGCTTTCTTACCACGAAGTTCTGAGAGAAACTCGTCTGAACGGATTTGACCGTTATATGTGTTGTCACCAGCGACACCTAAGACGCCAGTAGCTTCCGTTTGAGAGAGTTTCTTCGCCATTTTACTTCAAGCCTTTAGCATTTGAGTATGCCAGCACTAGCTGTGGTTTTGCATACCCATTGAGTGAGAGGTCCGTTATAGCCCATACCATAGCATCAAGACGGTCTGGTGAGCCTGTGGACCCTAAAGGTTCCCACTGTACCATCTGATCCTCTAAGTCGTTAAGTCCTTTGATGTGCTTGACCTTACCCTGTTCATATAGAGCGGATACAGGTTCAGCCCGTGCCATCTTACCTCTACTAGCGTGTACAAGTTTGACTGGAACGGTTTCATCTTCGGTGTGCAGAGTATGTCGGACCATATCACCACCTTGGTTCTTCTCCGCTACAATGCGGTCAGCCATGTGTTTGTGATATAGCTCAATGGCCTTAGCGGCCCACTGTTGAGGTGTGTAGCGATCAGTATGATCTTCTAGTACATAGGCAATGCCATTTACATCAATGCCAGCGACAATCATACCTGTCATGTCACTTTCAGCATTGGAGCTAATAGCAGGGTCAATAGAAACAATGATACGGCTAAGTTGAGGCACATCATCTTTGTCTATCTCGCACTTGTGTAGCAGCTGCCTATTCCAAAGCGCACCTGACGCTTCATCTAATATCTCTGCGTAGAGTTCTTGTCTACCAAGGCGTGTGCCTTCGTATGTCTTCTTTACTGCATCAAGGAATGAACCCGCTAGGTTAGCAGAGTTGTCAAACGTAGAACCCTTACTGACAAGAGTGTTCTCATCAGCAATGATGCCACGAAGCAGCTTAGTTGTTTTGGGGGTTGTTGTTACGAAGACTTGTGGCTTACGTCCTAGACGTAGACCTAACATCATCATGTCCCAAGTCTCTTGTGCGTTACGCCAAGCACACAGTTCGTCAGTCCAAGCACTAAATGCCTGTGGACCACGAAGTCGCTCAGGGTCTTCTGCCGAGAAGAAAACAGCCTTAGCTCCATTCTCCCAAGTGAGTGTATTGTTTGTTGGTGACCATACGGGAAAGCCTAGAGCCTTGCCTCGATATGTCTTATCACCCTTCCAGCAGACATTAAGAAGTCCACTGTCGCCTTCGACCATAACTCGTCTTACATCACCCTTAGTGGGAGCGACACAATGAACGATCCTATCGCCTTTCTTGATACGATGACGTACCCATTCAGCACCAGCTCTAGTCTTACCCCATCCACGACCAGCAAGTGCTAACCATATTGACCAGTCACCTTTCGGCTCTAACTGATCGGGTCTAGCCCAGAACTCCCAGTTGTACTTTAGCTCTTCTGCTTTAGCAGGTCCAAGGTCTCTGAGTATCTTAGCTACTTCACTGTCGGGTAGAGAGCGAAGATCGTCAGCAGTTACAGTCGCCTTCGCAATCGCAGGTTTTACTTTCATCGGGGTTCTTTCCTAGAAGGCTCATCAGACTGTCAATAGCACTCTCGTCTAAGTCTGGGTCTTCCGTTTGTTCCACTTCATTGAGTGTACTGTTTGGTGACCATCCACCTTTAGAACGTAGGTAGAACTCTTGGGACTTGAAGTCTCCGTCTAAAGCCTGTTGGACAACGACAGAACCAATGGCTCCTACTATCTCAGCTTTAGTCTCTGCAATCAGTTCTCCATACAACTTATAAAAGGTAGCTGTACTAGATGGTGCATTTTGGTATTTCTGGATTGAAGCTATGATGTCCTTAACTGAAACACCATTCCTGATGCCAGCCACTACTTTCTTAGCGACAACCTCACTATATGGTATTGGTTGGATCGACATAGTGTTCTCTCTTAAGTAAAGGTTACCCCATCGGCATGACCACATCTCGTTATGTAATCTATATGATGGAAAGGTTCGTCATGGTTGGGGAAAGCTATCAGGCGCTACTATAGTATATACTTACGTTCTCTAATCTAATTGGTATATATATACTGATATGTAAATTCACTGTAGTAGGAAACTTAAGTAGTACCTCTTATCTATGTATGACGTCCGATTTAGAGAAAAGTCAACACGACTATCTTAACTATTTTACATGTCGTTGATAAGGCTACTTTCTTTTTTTATTTTTGTGTGTATCACTATAGTGGGTAGCGCATGTTTTGTCGTGTGTGGGTACTCCGTGTCGATAGTGAGAGTGCCGTTTTTATACCCCCTGTGACGTAATGTCGCACTTAACCCCTCCATTTTATTTTTTTTTATGTTGGAAATCATCAGTGTAGCGCGGCCCCCGCCCGAATCACCCAAGTAAAAATGAGGGTCCCAAAACGGATGTCAACACAAAAGTTTACTTGACAAGGGTTTTTCTTGCGCTCGGCGGTGATTCGCGCCGCACCTACCGACTCTCTTTGCGTTTTGACAATAGGGCCGAACCGGACCCAATGACAACACAAACAAGAGCCAAGCCAAAGACAAGACACGAAAAAAACCCCGCCGAAGCGGGGCCTAAGTTAGAGCGGGAGTCACTCTAAAAGATAACGGGCTCTATTTCATATTCGTAAGCGCCAAGCCCGTGACGCCGCTGCACGATTGCTAACTTATCTAAGGCTTCGGCCTTGCTTCGCGTTGCGTAGTAAGTGAACCGCTTGCCACCAGTTAGAATATAGACTCGCCACTCCACTATATGAATCCCCCTAACAAAAAAGCACTTTTCATAGAGCGCGTATTGCAGCACTCGCACCAGCCGTTAGATATATCCGGCTCATAATCGGTTGTGTAATCGCAACCGGGATTCATACATATTGCCGGGACGCTATCCACTAGCCCTATAGATTCAAACATATCCATTGGACTAGCATGTCCCTCATATTCTGCTAACAGATTCAATTTGTCGCTGCTCATTACAATGACTCCTCATTTAGATAGGTAAAACATTCATCGCCTATGTGGCGAAAGGTTACATGTTCATCAGCACAAGCGCCACAAACAAAAGCGCCGCATTCAGTGTTAGCGCCTTCGAGTCTTATGTCATACGAGTCGTCGCATAGGTCGCATGTGGTTTGGTGGTTTAAGTAACTGTTCATTGCACTAACTCCCGTACTACGAACCCACTAGAGTCCGCCTTTGCTTCACCTTTGGCCTTAAGCCCCACAACGACTCCCGGCGAGTCCATAAACCTAACGTCACTTTCATCACCGTTTATAACCGGGATTCCCTTATATGTCGCGGGCAATACCTTCTCAAAAACCACGGCAACATTGCCACCAGCCGCTAATACCTTATCAACGCAAGAGTCGTTCACTTCGGATTTACTAAAGGTAATATGGTAATTGCTAGGCAATGCGCCTTTGACCCATTGTAAGGCCTTTTTAGTAACCTTTGTATAATCGTAAGCTTCTATCCCGTCAAAATAGTGAA